TGGCAATAATTACGACGCTCAAGCAACAAGCGCAGTATTGTCAAACAGCCCAACAATTGAAACTTACCAAACACTTGACGGCAAGGTGTACAAGCACATTGACGATCAGTTCACATTTGACGTTGAAATGCTCGCAGACTGGGGCGCAACAGGTTCACTTTGTGAGGGCTTATGGAATGCAACAGAATCAGCACCAAACACAGGAATCAACACAGTCTTGACAGCTGCAAGCGGTGCAACATTTACATTCCAGATTTTGCCAGCATTTCCAAGCGTGGGAGGCACCGCACCTGACGCACAGACAGTATCCTTGTCATTCACAGTAATTGGCTTACCAGCCGAAAACTTCGCTTAAAAAATAATCGGGAGGAAAAATGAAGTTACCAATAACAATTGAATACAACGACGGCGTGCAGGCAACGTATGTTGCCGCACCGCCTGAGTGGGTTAAATGGGAAAAGCACACAGGCAACACCATTGCACAAGCGCAAGAAAAAATCGGTATTTCCGATTTAGTCTTTTTGGCTTATCACGCCATGAAACGCGAAGCAGCTGGAAAGCCAATAAAGCCAATTGACATTTGGACAGAAACAATTGCCGAAGTGATCGTTGGTGAAGCAAACCCAAAAGCTACCCAGTCGGAAGCCTAAGTCGAATACTCTGGGAGGTAGCCTTAGCCACGGGGCTACCACCAGACGTATTTGAAACCGCCGAAGACATTTTGACGGTCATTGAAATTTTGGAAAGGCAAGCAAATGGCAACTGAAGCAATCAGCTACGACAAGGCTGAATTGCGTGCCATTGTGCGATCTTTTAAAGCAATGGACGAGGAAGCTACAAAGCAAGCAAAAGAAAAAACTTCAGAGCTTGCAGAATACGTCAAACAAAAAGTTGTGGGGACAGCTGGATCAGCAAAAAATCGTGTTGCTTCAATTATCGCTACTGGTGCAACCGTTTCCAAATCATCAAAAATTGGTGAAATTTCCTATGGTTTTGCGCGTCAAAAATTAAGCGGCGGCGGTACAACTCAACAACTTTGGGGCGGTTATGAATTTGGATCAAATCGCTACAAGCAATTTCCAGTGTGGTCAGGCCGTGAGGGACGTGGTACACGCGGTTGGTTTATCTATCCAACATTACGAAGTATCCAACCTGAAATTGTAAAAAAATGGGAAGAAGCATTTTCAACTATAGTTAAGGAGTACAACTAATGGCTGGCAGTCGTACCCTCAAACTTTCTATTCTTGGCGACGTTGATAACCTTAATAAATCTTTAAAACAAGCCACAGGCGACGTCGAAACTTTTGGCGACAAAATGGGCAAAGTTGGCAAAGCAATTGGCGCAGCCCTAGCGGCAGCAACAGTTGCGGCTGGCGCAATGGCAATCAAAATCGGCGTTGAAGCCGTAAAAGCCGCGTCAGACCTGTCAGAAACAATTTCAAAAGTAGGCGTGTTATTTGGTGATACATCAAAAGAAATTGAAAAATTTGCGGCAGAAGCCGCTGGCTCATTGGGTCAGACAAAACAACAAGCTTTGGACGCAGCTGCTACCTTTGCCACATTTGGCAAAGCGGCAGGTCTTTCAGGAAAAGATTTATCTAAGTTTTCTATTGACTTTGTAAAACTATCGTCTGACCTTGCTTCATTTAATAACACATCACCAGAGCAAGCAATCAACGCCATTGGAGCTGCGTTGCGTGGTGAAGCTGAACCGTTGCGTGCTTATGGTGTATTGCTTGACGACGCTTCCATGCGTCAAAAGGCTTTGGAATTGGGCATTATTCGCACAACCAAAGAAGCCCTAACACCACAGCAAAAGGTTTTAGCTGCTCAGGCTTTAATTTATGAACAGACAAGCGCAGCGCAAGGCGATTTTGAGCGGACTTCTGACGGCTTGGCAAACAAAACAAGAATTTTGACCGCACAGTTAGAAAACGCAAAAGTTACAATTGGTGAAGCACTTTTGCCAATTGTTTTGGAATTGGCTACATTGTTTTCAGAAAAAGTTATCCCAATTGTGCAAAAAGTTTCCGAAGCTTTTGGTTCAAATGCCGACGGCATGGGTGGCACGTTGAAAGCATTGGCCGACGGAATTAAAGGTTTTGTTCAACCTATTTTTGAAGGATTTAGATCAGCATTTGATAAAATTAAAAGAACGGTTATTGAAAACAAAGATGAATTTCAGGCTTTTTTTGACGTAATTAAAGCCGCTGCACCAATTATCGGAAATGTAATTGGCAAGGCTTTTAGCCTTATTGGTGACATTGCCAGCGTAGTTCTTAACATAATGGCAAATGTTGTTGGAGCATTGCGAGGTTTAATTAACACAGCAATTGACTTAATTAACATAGCAATTCGCGGATTTAACTTAATCAAACCAGGTGCAGACATTTCATCTATTTCAAAAATTGGCTCATCTGGAGGAACGATCTCTAGTGGAGGCATTTCAGTACCAGCTGCCTCATTGCCTAGTGGTTTTACAACGTCTGGAATAACAGGCACAATTTCTGGAGGAACAACAAATGGCGGTGGTACAAGTGGAGGAAGCACGACTGGTTTAACTTCTAGCGGCGGTGGTATAGCAAGCGCAGCGGCAGCTGCGGCAGCGGCAACAAACAACGTCGTTTCAGGTTCATTTAATGCTGGTCGTTTCCGTGAAGCCGAAGCTGCCTCAATGGGCACAACGATTAACCTGACAGTGACAGGCGCGTTTGATAAAGAAGGCACTGCCCGTACAATTGTGGACACTTTAAACAACAGCTTCTATCGCGGCACAGGTGGCGCAACTAACCTGCAAATCGCATGACGCAATGGAATCCAATCTGGCTTGTTGAAATTGACGGCGTTGAATACACAGACGCAGTTTTGGCAAATCTTGTCATTCGCAGTGGCCGCACAAACATTTATGAGCAAGCGCAAGCAGGGTACGTCAACATTCAGCTGATCGACGTCAACCAGACCGCAATCCCAGTATCAATCAATTCTACAATTGGCGTTTCAATCAAAAACACCTCAAACACGTTTGTGCCTATTTTTGGCGGCAACGTCGTTGACATTGGTTTGGAAGTGCGCGACGTGGGTTCAACCATGTTCACGCAGACTTATAACATCACAGCACTTGGCGCATTGGCTCGTTTGCCAAAAGTAATTTTTACAGATTCATTGCCACGCGATTTTGACGGGGATCAAATCTTCGACGTATTACAGGAAATCTTGTTATCGCAATGGCAGTCAGTGCCTGGGGCTTTGACATGGGCAACTTATGACCCGACAGAGACATGGGCAAATGCTGCAAACACTGGACTCGGTGAAATTGATCGCCCAGGAAATTATGATCTTGCAGCTCGCAGCGGCAGTGCTGACCCAATCGACGCTTACACGCTTATTGCCGCACTTGCTACATCTGGTCTGGGTTACATTTACGAGGACGCGCAAGGGCGAATTGGTTATGCCGATTCAACTCACCGCACTAATTATCTCGCAGCCAACGGTTATGTTGATCTTGACGCCCGCCATGCCCGCGCAGCTGGTTTGCGCATTGAGACTCGGGTCGGAGATGTACGAAACGCAATAACAATCAAATACGGCTCAACAAGTCAAAATGATGTCTCAGACAGCGATCCAGCGTCAATTGCTTTGTACGGCAATCTTGCGCAAATCATCACAACAACATTGCATGACTCAGCTGACGCAACTGCACAAGCTGCGTTTTATTTATCCCTACGTGCCAACCCTGAGCCAATCTTTAGCGAAATTACATTTGACCTGACAAATCCTGAAATTGACAATGCCGATCGTGACAAGCTGATTAACGTTTTTATGGGCGAAGCAATTGCCCTGCAAAACCTGCCGCTTAACATGAATTCAGGCACATTTCAAGGCTTTGTCGAAGGCTGGTCGTTTAGGGCTTCATACAATCAACTTTCGGTTACATTGCTTTTGTCGCCGCTGGGTTATTCATTACAGGCAATGCGCTGGAACGACGTGCCAATCACGGAAACATGGGCAAGCGTGTCGCCGACTTTAGACTGGGCAAATGCCACAATAGTGGCTTAGAAAAGGGGAAAACATGGCAAATCCAACAACGAATTATGGTTTTGTGCTTCCAACGTCAAGCGATTTGGTTACTGACCTGCCAGCCGATTTTGACGTTGCATTGCAGGGTGTTGACACACGACTTAAAGCATTGCAACCCGGAACGACGCTTGGCGATCTTGCTTATTCGTCGGCAACTGCAAACACCAATACGCGCTTGGGCATTGGTTCAACTGGCAACGTTTTGACGGTTGCAGGCGGTGTTCCCACATGGGCTGCACCTGCTAGCGCTGGCGGTTACACACTTTTGGCGAGTGGTTCTTTAAGCGGTTCATCTTTAGCGGTCACTTCATTAAGCACAGCTTACAGAGATTTAGTATTCATTATGCGTGATTTTTACTGCAACAGTGATACTGGACTTTATTTTAGAGTTAATGCAACTAGCAGCATTTATTATTCAGCGCGTGGCACTTATGAAAATCCTAACATTGCAGCAACTCAAACTTATTTTGAACCAACTGGGTCGAGCGTTGATTCGCGTGATGCAAACAGTGCTTTTTATTGGCGTATTTTTGATTATGCCAACACTAGTTCAATGAAAATGGGTGAAGCCTTTATTGCCAATGGTCACTCTGCTGGAAGTAACTTGAACTTTATTTATTCAAATTCTTTAATCAACACAACATCAGCCGTTACTCAATTAAATTTACAAACTGACAGCGGTGGAGTAACTTTTAGCGGTGGAACATACGAAGTTTATGGGGTGAAATAATGACAATACAAACGATTATAATTCACAATGCAACGACTGGCGAAGTTATTGAACGTGAAATGACTAGCGAGGAATTGGCACAACTTGCCATTGACGAAACAAATTTGCAAGCACAAAAGCAAGCCGAAGTGCAAAAAGCAACCGAAAAGGCAGCCTTGCTTGCCAAACTTGGCATTACCGACGACGAAGCGAAATTGCTACTTTCGTGAGTTACCCTGACGGCACAAACGCACGGTTGATCGAAGTCGCAGCAGCCGAAGTCGGTACGGTTGAGGAAGGCGACAACCTGACCAAATACGGAAAATTTACAAAGGCAGACGGTTTGCCGTGGTGCGGTTCATTTGTTAACTGGTGCGCTGCACAAGCTGGGGTCAAAATGCATTCAGTCGTTTCAACAGCCATTGGCGCACATAAATTTAAAGAAACAAACCGTTGGTCAAATTTGCCAAGTCTAGGCGCATTGGCATTTATGGATTTTCCACATGACGGGGTTGACCGTATTTCACACATTGGTATTGTGATTGATTTTCAGCATGGCAATGACATTGTCACTTGCATTGAGGGCAACACATCTGGCACAGGCGACCAGCGCAATGGCGGCATGGTCATGATTAAGCAACGATCATTAAAGAATGACATTGTGGGTTTTGGCGTGCCAAAATTTGTGCCATACAAAGGCGAATACCCAAAAATTGAATTACCCGCAAAAGTAGTAAAACCAAAAAAGGAGACAAAAAAATGGATAAAGCCAAAGCAATAGCAGCTTCATGGGGACGCTCATTTTTAGCTGGTGTTTTGACCCTTTACATGGCTGGCGTGACTGATCCAAAAGCCTTGCTTATGGCAGGGGGTGCAGCTATTGCACCAGTCGTTTTGCGCTACTTAAATCCAAATGACAAAAGTTTCGGGGTTACTGGGGAATGACGCCGACCGAATGGGCGGCGGTTGTTACATGTTGCATTGGTGTAGTTGCCGCCGTCTATTCTGCCGTCAAAGTCATGATTAAGTCAGTGCTTCAGGAATTCAGGCCAAACGGCGGCTCAAGCCTTAAAGATCAGGTCAACCGCATAGAAGCTCGGTTAGACGTGTTGTTCAACAAATTGATTGACTAGCCTTTACAATTATGCTATGACGCCAAAAAGGAAAAGCACAAAGCGTGTAAGCACCGTAAAGGAAAATGACTACACGCCGCTTGAAACTTATGCCATTGCTTTGAACGAATACTACAAAGCATTGCGCAAAGCTGGTTTTTCCGTGGAATTGGCATTAGGCATTTTAAGCGATCATGACGCATACCCTGGGTGGTTGCTGCCTGAGCCAGTCGATCCAAATAAAATCGGGTCGACGGAATACGAAGACGACGACGAATGAAAAAAATAGTCGTTGTCAGTGATCTTCAAGTGCCCTTTGAAGATGTACGGGCAACGCGTAATTTGGCCGCTTTTATCAAGGCTTTTAAAACCGACGAAGTCATAACAATTGGCGACGAAATCGATTTCAACACAATTTCAAAATGGTCGCGTGGGCTTAGCGAAGAACATGAGCCGACTATTGGCCGCGACCGTGATCGTTGCGTTGAGTTGTTGTGGGAGTTGACCCGTCACGTGCCGAAGGCAAGTATGGTCAGATCAAATCACACAGATCGTTTGTTTAACTCAATTGCCAGCCGTTTGCCTGCATTATTGGGCGCACCTGAACTCAAGTACGAAAATTTCATGAAGCTTGATGAGTTAGGCATTGACTTTTATCGCAAGCCGTATGCCATTGAAGGCACAAACTGGATCGCTATTCATGGCGACGAACAGGGCACAACGCCAAATGCAGGGGCGTCAGCTTTGAGAGCTGCGCGTTTGCATGGTAAATCCGTTGTCCAGGGTCATACGCACCGTTTGGGCATTTCAACATTTACAGAATCCAGCGGTTACAAAATAGGACGCACATTGTGGGGTATGGAAGTGGGCAACCTCATGCGCTTTTCAGCTGCAAAATACACAAAAGGCACAGCCAACTGGACTCAAGGCTTTGGCATTTTACGCGTTGAAGGTTCAAAGGTCAGCCCGCAGATTGTGCCAATTGAACGCGACGGCTCATTTATTGTTGACGGCAAGGTTTTCGGGTAGCGACACGCCCAGCAACACGCGCAAGGCTTGATTTTGTCAGAGTCATGCTTCACCCTTATTTCAGGTGGTAATGGTTACCTCCTAGATTCGGGAGATCAAAAATGGTAGTTGATTTGCTTGACGGCGAAACTTTGATTCGCTTACTTATGCTTTTGATTTGGTCAGTTCTAACAATTGCGATTGGCTATTCAAAAGGCTTTACAGACGGCCGCCGCGAAGGTTTAGCACGCGGTAAGGCAATTGGTCGCCACAGCTCAAATGCGGTGAAAAAATGACCGAATTGGCTCAGACTATAAAAATGGCAATTACAACCTCTTTTGGTTGCTGCCACGAAACGCAAGGTCATGGCTGCGCTTCATGCCTATCCCAGCACATTGCAGACGTTTTAGTTCATGAAGTGGAGGGTAAGTTAAATGGGGTTTCTAGATAACTACGAGGCAAGCCGTGAGCGTTTAGAGCGTTGGAACGCGACTTATCCGCAGGGCAAAATACACACGCGAATTGTTGAATTTAATGCCGAAAAGGGTTATGTGCTTGTCGAAGCTGCGGCTTATCGCAACTTAGATGACATCGTACCGGCTGGCATCGATTACGCCTATGGCTATCAGGGCGCATATCAGCAAAACATGAAGCGTTGGTTTGTTGAAGACACAGTGACCAGTGCAATTATGCGTGTTCAACAGCTTGTCATGGGCGGTGCTGAGCGCAGCACAAAGGAGATCATGGCGCAGGTTGAAAACAAAAGTGCAGTAATCGCAAATGCGGACAAACAATACGACTATTGGACGACAAAGTTTGGTGACGTGCCAAGCTACAAAACTGAAGCTGAAGTTCATGCCGCTGGCATTGTGACCGCAGCTGACGCCATTTCACAGATCGCTAGTGAATTGGGCGG